AGAAATGAGGAGCAATATGCCTTTGCTATGCAGGCATCACAGGATATTAGCCAAGGAGCTAATCCTTTAATGAATCCTCAACCAGCTCCACAGCCAATGCCAGCGCAACAGCCAATGCCTATGGAGCAAGCTCCACAACCACAACCCCCAATGCAAGGAATGTAATCATGCCAAGAGAGATCGTAACCTCAGAAAATCGTGAAGAATATATGGAAAAGAAACTGGCTGAAAAAGCTGGTGTAAAGCCAATGGATAATGAGCAAATGGAAATGAAAGCTAGAGCTAAAAAGATGGATGATGAGCAATTTGAAAGAGTCAAAAAGCATCCTAAATATGCAATGCTAAAGATTAAACTCGGTAAAAAAGGCGCTATGGATGCCCTGTTAAAAGAAATGAACGATAAGCAATAATATTGTTTTAAATAAGTTTTAGTGGTAAAAAAGAAGTGTTGTAAATCTACCAATGGATTCATTGGGTAAAATCTTGAGGAATACTCATGTCAGAAGCACAAGTTGTAGAAGCAAAACAAGCTAGTAATGTAGTAACTAGTGAAAATTTAACTGAATGGAACATGGATCGCTTAGGTTTAGCTACCGAAGAAGCTCCTACTGAGGCTGAAACAGTTGAGGAAACTCCTGAATCAGAGCCAGTAGCAGAAGAAGGTGAGAGTGAACAGGATCAAGAACCTGAAGGTAAGGCAACAGAGGAACGGAAACAAAATCCTAAACTTGAAAAGCGGTTTTCAGAGCTTACTAAGGCTCGCAAATTAGCAGAAGAAAATGCTGCTAAAGAGCGTGAGCAAAGAGAGCAACTGGAAGCTAGACTTAGGGAATATGAAGAACGGAGCAATCCACAGCAAAAGACTGCGGAAGATCCGATTGGAGTAGAGCCTAGGGCAGATCAGTTTGATGATGCTTTTGAATATGCAAAGGCATTAGCGGAATGGTCAGCAGAGAAAGCGTTGTATGACAGGGATCAGCAAGACTTAAATCGCAAAGCTGAAGAAGAAAGACAAAAAGTCCTAAAGACTTGGTCTGAGAAACTTCAAAAAGCGAAACCAAATCTAGCTGATTTTGATGAAATAGTGAATTCTACTCAAGTCGTTGTAAGCAATGAAGTGAGAGATGCCATTATTGAGTCAGATGTTGGGCCTGAGATTCTTTACCATTTAGCTAGTCTAGATGGAGAAGAAGCTGAGAGATTCCAAGCATTACCGATGGCAAAAGCGCTTAGAGAGATTGGGAAATTGGAGGCTCGGTTTGAGAAGCAGGAAGCTGCTGAAGAAACTGCCGTTAGAAGTAAGCCTGTTGTTCAGAAGTCTAAAGCACCAGCTCCTCTCAGTCCGATTAGGGCTACTGGAAGCGCAATGGATACACCTATTGGCTCAGATGGTGAGTTTCATGGTTCGTTCCAAGCGTGGAAAGCAGCTCGAAAAGCAGGGAAGATCAGGTAAAACCCTAATTTCTTTAAAGGAAAAAGAAAATGAGCAATACTTTATTAACTATTTCCAAGATCACCAACGAAGCGTTGATGGTATTGGAAAACGAATTAACCTTCACTTCTGAAGTAGATCGTAACTATGATGACCAGTTCGCAGTTGTTGGTGCAAAGATTGGTAACACAGTCAATGTACGCAGACCAGGTCGTTTCATCGGTACAACAGGCCCTGCATTGAATGTTGAAGATTTCAACGAAACTTCAGTTCCTGTAACCCTTTCAACTCAGTTCCATGTGGATACACAATTCACAACTCAAGACTTAGCTTTGTCTTTGGATATGTTCTCTGATCGTGTATTGAAGCCAGCAGTTGCAGCTATCGCAAACAAAATCGACTTAGATGGTTTGACAATGGCTAAAAATGCTACTTACAACACAGTAGGTACAGCAGGAACTCCTCCAACTGGCTTGATTACCTTCTTGAACGCTGGCGCTTACCTTGATTCTGAAGGCGCTCCTCGTGATGGTCGTAGATCAGTCATTATTGATCCATTCTCAAGCGCAACTATCGTTGATAGCTTGAAGGGTCTATTTGTGCCACAAGAAGCGATTTCTACTCAGTATCGTAAAGGTTTGATGGGTCGAGATTCTGCTGGTATGAACTGGAAGATGGATCAGAACATTGTGAACCAAACTTACGGCTCATTTGCTGGAACAGCTACAGTCAATGTGACTACAGCTACTGGCTTTTTGACAAGCGGTTGGGCTTCTAATGCAAACATCACTTTGACTTTGACTAACGCTGTTAGCTTGAATCAAGGCGATACATTCACCATCGCTGGTGTTTATGCAGTAAACCCACAAAATCGTCAGTCTTATGGCAAGTTGCGTAACTTTGTTGTGAACACAGCCGTTAGCGGTTCAGGTGGCACAATCACAGTCAATGTATCTCCTGCTCCTATTTCTGCTGGTCAGTTCCAAAACATCAGCGTAACTAGCTCAGGCGCACAAGCTGTTGCCTTCTTTAACTCAACTGGTACAACCAGCCCACAAAATATCCTCATGCACAAAAATGCGTTTACTCTCGCAGTAGCCGATCTTGAGTTGCCTGAAGGTGTTCATTTTGCTGGTCGTGCAAGCGATAAGGAAATTGGTTTGTCAATGCGTGTAGTTCGTCAATACACCATCAACAATGACTCTATTCCTACTCGTTTAGATGTTCTATACGGATGGGCGCCTCTGTACCCTGAGTTGGCTTGCCGTATTGCATCTTAATTTATAGACAAAGAAAGGAACTAAATCATGTCTAATCCAGGACCAGCATCAACAGTATCATCAGTTTATTTATTCAATGGTAACGCAGCAGATGGTGTTTCCCTTGGTATTTCTACTGGCAAAATTGGTTTTTATGGTGTAACTCCAGTTGTTAAAGCTGGCGCAATTACTACCATTGCAACCAACGCAACTGGCACAGCAATTTCTGTAGCGGTTAATGCAATTATTGTTGCATTGCAGAATATTGGTGTAACAGCGTAATAATGTTGTAAAACTAAGCCCATCCTCAAAAGGGGTGGGCTTTTTTCTTTGTGAAGGAAGAAAATTGCATATAACTGTAGCCATTCCAGCCTATACAGGCACAATTTACATAGCAACTCTTAGATCGCTTATAAATGACCTTGTAATGCTCGTAGCTAGAGGCGATACATTTACTCTCATTGATGACATAGGAAGCGCTAATATTGCCGATTGTCGAGGCGCAATAGCCTCCAATTTCCTTAAAACAGATTCTGATTGCCTTGTTTTTGTTGATTCTGATGTAGCTTGGGAAAAAGGCGCTCTTTTAAGGCTTGTAGATCACAAGGTTGATCTAGTAGGAGGTATATATCCATATCGAGTTGAGGAATTAGGATTCCCTATCAAATATTTGGAAAAAGAAGAACTTTGGGCAGATCCTGAAACAGGCTTGCTAGAAGTCGCTGCTATTCCTACAGGCTTTATGAGAATCAGTCGTAACTGCTTAGAACAAATGATAAAAGCCTATCCTGAACAGTATTATCATGATGGAGCTAAAGACAATCTTTTTTATGATCTATTTTCTCGTATTTGTGAGGGTGAAAGTAAATACGGAGAGGATTATTCATTTTGTTTTAAATGGAGCAAAATAGGCGGTAAAGTATGGTGCGATCCTGAAATTAAAATGGGTCATACTGGAAATAAAACTTATGTCGGTCATTTCGGAAACTATTTGCGAAACAGATAATTAAAGATTAAACTTAGGTAGCCTCAACCCCTATATAAAGGAAAAATCATGCCATCAACCACTATTGCTCGTGGAAATGCTATTAGCACTTTTTACATTGCTCCAACTCTTACACCAACTTCAGTTACAACTTTAACAACTGGCGCTCAAACATTTAATATTGCTGGTTTATTGACAACCGACATTATTAATTGCATGGGTGTAGTAGGCAATCAAACTGCTGGAATTACTATTGTTGAAGCAGATTGCACTACTGCTGGTGTTCTAACTATTCAATTTGGAAACTTTACTGCTGGAACTTTAACTCCTGCTGCTGGTGTTTACTACATTGAAATTATTAGACCTGAAGGCCCATTGCCTGTAACAGCAGTTTAATTAAGGATTAATCATGTCATTAACAACTGTAATCCGTCTAGTAGGAAGAACTACTGCCCTATCAGTTACAGCATCAGCTCATGCAGCCGTTACTGTTTCTGCCGTAGGCGGTAGTGTTCTTAGCAACTATGCTTCATTCTTAAATGTTGGTGCAAACTCTGTAGCTATTGAAATTTCTCCAATAGGGATTACGGCTGTTACAGCTACTTTGCCTGTTGATGGAACAGTTGGCTCATATATTTTGCCTCCATTAATGACTAGACCTATTGTTTTGGCTGTTCCAGCTAATGATTTCCAAGTATCAGCTATTGGATCAGCAGCAGGCCCAGCACTTGTTTACATTACACCAGTTAGCGATCAGTCTTAATAAATCGCATTTTAAGGATTTTCTATGGGCAGTCCATCAGATTCATCTGTTCAGAATTTACTGCCTGTTCAGGCTTATTTTGATGCTCAGAAAAACTTTATAACCTTTATTGGTCAGGGTCAGCCGTTCTATGCAACGGCTAATCCTAGTCAATCAGGCTTAACAATTACCAATAGCACTTTAAATAGCAGTCCTATTGGTAATACTTCTCCTTCTACTGGTGTTTTTACTAACATCGGCACAACTACTGGAACGATTTCAACTCAGCCAACAGGCGCAACAGATATAGTCAATTTATTGGCTTTACAGTCTTACGCTGCTGGAATTAGTTGGAAACAGCCTTGTGCGGTTGCAACATTGGCAAATATTACTTTGTCAGGTTTGCAGACCATTGATGGTTATACAACCTTGGCTGGTGATCGAGTATTAGTTAAAAATCAGTCAAATGCTGCTAATAACGGCATTTATTTGGCTTCTGCAACTGCTTGGACTAGATCTTTAGATGCAGACCAATGGAATGATTTTGTTTCAGCTATTACTTTTATTGAATATGGCACTCAAGCTGGTGGAGCTTGGTTTTGTACGGCAACCCCTGGCGGTACTTTAGGTGTAACTGCTCTTAATTGGTCACAATTTACAACTTCAGCGACTTATTCTGCTGGTACAGGGCTAACCCTTACAGGGTCTGTATTCAGTATTACTCCAGTTGGAACTGCTTCTACTTATGGTTCTGCTACTCAAACCCCAGTATTTACAACTAATGCAAGCGGTCAAGTAACTGCCGTTACCAATACAACCATTACTCCAGCCGTAGGATCAATTACAGGGCTTGGAACTGGTGTAGCAACTGCTTTGGCTGCTGGTGTAACTGGATCAGGAAATATTGTTTTAGCGACAAGTCCTACTTTAGTCACTCCAGCTCTAGGAACTCCAACTTCAGGTAATTTTGGTTCAGGTACTTTTACTTGGCCTACATTTAACCAAAACACTACTGGAACTGCTGCCAAGGCAACCAATTTAGCAGGAGGAGCTGCTGGTTCAGTTCCTTATCAATCAGCTCTTGATACAACTACATTCTTAGCTGTTGGCTCTAATGGTCAAGTTCTTACCCTGGCATCAGGTATTCCATCTTGGGCAACTCCTACAACAGGCACAGTAACCTCTGTAGGAGGCACAGGAACAGTTTCAGGCATTAGTTTAAGCGGTACAGTCACCTCAAGCGGAAACCTCACCTTGGGCGGTTCTTTGGACTTGTCAGCTCCTCCTGCTATTGGTGGCGCTACTCCAAATACCATTACTGGCACAACAATTACTGCCAATACTAAGTTTGTAAGCCCTTATTTTGATGCTGCAAACTCGGCTGGTGGTTCATTAAGAAATGCTAGTGGAACTGCTTGCTTACAATGGGGTGGTGGTGGCGGTGCAAATTTAACAGTTGATGTATCTGCTAATTTAAATGGTGCAAACGCACAAATTGACATTAGTCCTACTGGAACTGGTCATGTTCATATAAATCCAACTGGTAGCGGTTCTATTGAAATGAACCCTACAAGTGCTGGAACAATGAATAACATGGTTATAGGTGGAACAACACCTTTAGCTGGAACATTTACTACATTAAGAATCAATAGCACTTTATCTTTGGCTGGATCAACAGGAACTGCTGGATATGTAGTGACTTCCAACGGAGCTTCTGCTCCTACTTGGCAAGCCCTTCCAGCCACAGGATTAGCGATTGTTGATGACACAACTACTAATGCAACTCGCTATATAACCTTTACAAGCGCCACAAGCGGAAATATTACAACTGAGAATGTCAGCTCTACCAAGTTGCAATATAACCCTTCAACTGGTGCTTTAAGTGCTACTAAATACTTTGGTGATGGATCTTCCTTAACTGGAATCGTATCAGGCGCAACAATTAGCAACGATACAACTACTGCAAGTAACCTTTATCCATTGTTTTCTTCTGCTACTAGCGGAACTCCAACAACGATTTATACAAGCAATGCAAAGTATTTGTATAAACCTTCAACTGGTGATCTGCAAGCAAGCCAGGTAGTAGCTTCTAATGGTTTAGTTCTTAATAACGCAACTGTATCTACTAGCTATACGATTGCCACAGGAAACAATGCAATGAGTGTTGGCCCTATAACAGTAGCAAGCGGTCAATCAGTTACAGTAAGTTCAGGTCAAAGGTGGGTGGTTCTATGAGTTCAGTTGTTATATCAGGCGATACATCAGGTGCAATAACGCTATCTGCCCCAGCCGTATCAGGAACAAATACTGCAACATTACCTGCTGCTACTGGCACAGTAATGGTTAGCGGTAATCAACCTACTTTTAGGGTTTATTCTGCTTCCAACCAAAGCATATCTGCTTCTACTGTAACAAAAGTAACCTTTGGAACGGAGCAATGGGACACAAATAATAATTTTGCTTCTTCAACTTTTACACCTACTGTTGCTGGATACTACCAAATAAACTGTTGTGCTGAAGTTTCAGGTGCGACTAACGCAACTTATGTAGAAGTTTTTATTTATAAAAATGGTTCTGTTTATTCATATAACCAATACAATGCCGCACCAACTGCTATATTTAATACAGCAACAGCACCTATTTCAGATATTGTTTATTGCAACGGCTCTACTGATTATGTTGAAGTTTATGTTGCTTCTAGTGCTACAAGCCCTGTTATATATAGCGGAAGCACAAAAACTTGGTTTAGCGGTTGTTTGGTAAGGAGTGCGTAATGTTATACGAAAAAATAAAATCACTATACCCAAGCCTTAATGATAAAGACTTTACAACTGTAATCCGTTTACAAAACGATTCAGACGGCAAAGGCGATTACATTGCTAAATGGGAACATCCTACTTTAGCTAGACCTACTGATGAGGAATTAGCATAATGGCTTACGGAACAGTAAACGCTGATGTAATAACTACAAGTACGGCTGGTGGAATACTAGGAGCTGGTAACGCTTCTATTATGAAGAATCGCATTATCAATGGTGCGATGGTTATTGACCAAAGAAATGCTGGTGCTAGTGTTACCATTACTGGGGCACAATATGTTCTTGATAGATGGCGGTCTAGTGCGGCACAAAGTAGCAAATTCAGTATTCAACAAAATGCTGGTTCAGTTACTCCACCAATAGGATTTTCTAATTATCTTGGTTGCACTTCTTTATCTTCTTATACTGTTGGTGCTAGTGAAGGTTTTGGTATTTTTCAAAGAATTGAAGGTTTTAACTTTTCCGATTTGAATTGGGGAACAGCAAATGCTAAAACAATTACTTTATCTATGTGGGTATATAGTTCTTTAACAGGAACTTTTGGTGGAGTATTAAAAAATTCTGCACAAGATAGGATATATCCATTTACATACACAATTTCTTCCGCAAATACTTGGACACAAGCAAGCGTAACTATTGCTGGTGATACATCAGGAACTTGGGTAGGCTCAACAAATGGCATTGGTGTTCAGGTGCAATTTAGTATTGGAGCTGGTTCTTCAGCTAGTGGAACTGCTGGTTCTTGGACAACTACAAATTATGATTCAGCCACAGGAGCAGTTTCAGTAGTAGGAACAAACGGAGCAACTTTCTACATTACTGGTTGTCAGCTTGAGGTTGGTTCAAGTAATACAGGTTTTGAATATGTTAATTATCAGACTAGCCTAGCTAACTGCCAAAGATATTATTTTAGAAATACTCCTGGTGGCAACTATTCAAATCTTTGCTCTTTAGGGATGGCAACAGGAACAACATCTATTGAAATGACAGGAGCTTTCCCAGTTCAAATGCGTTCTACACCAGCCGTTTCAACATCAAATGCAAGATTAATTGATGGTGTAACAGGAATTACCATTAATTCAATAACTATTGCATGGGCTGGTTCTTATGGCACAGGAATTACATTTAATGTAACTGGTGCAACGCAATATAGGCCTTATTATTTACAAAACAACAACAATACAACTGGCTATATTGACTTTTCTTCGGAGTTATAAATGTATAAATTATCGCCAAAACATCCACTTTCTGATAGTTACACTTCAGTAATGCGTTTATCGGATAATGTTTGCATACCATTTGACCCTGACAACACAGACTATCAAGCATTTAAAACTGCCGTATTAGAACAACAACCAGGCGGTGCAGTTGTAGAAGATGGCAATTCATTTAGCCTAAATACTAGCCCTGATGATTCTATTTTAGAAGATGCAGACGGCAATGTAATGACTATTGACCAAGCTAAAGCATATGTAAGGACTTTGCCATGAGTATGATTATTGATGGAACTAATGGTCTTACATTTAACAACGCTACTACACAGAATAGCGGTGGTAAGGTGTTGCAAGTGGTTAATGCTACAACAACAACTTCAGCATCTTCTTCAACATCAACTTTTGTTGATACAAACTTAACTGCAACAATTACTCCATTATTTTCTACAAGTAAAATTCTTGTTTTAGTAAGCCAAAATGGAATGAGAAAAGGAACAACAAGTAGCTTGGATGATATTAGTATTCGCTTGGTAAGAGGTTCAACTGCAATATCGCAACCAGCGTATTTTGCTGGATATACAAATAGTGCGTTACAGTTTTATGGACTTTCATGCAGTTTAAGTTATTCAGATAGTCCAGCTACAACTTCTGCAACAACTTATAAAACACAAGTTGCAAATGCTGATGGAACAGGACCAGTTTCTGCACAATATAGCGGTGAAATGTCCACAATTACTTTGATGGAGATTGCAGTATGATTAACCTTACAGATGCAATTTATCAACTTTATCCACAAGTTAAATCAACTATTGGTGATATTGCTTACGATGCAAACGGCAATGAAGTTTCTTATGATTTAGCTTTGGTAACTGCACAAGCGCAAAAAGACGATTGCAAATCACAAGCATCAGCACTTTTATATGCAACTGATTGGACTACTATTCCTGATGTAGCTGATTCAGCAAATAACCCATATTTGACTAATCAAGCAGAATTTATAGCTTGGCGCAGTCAAATTAGGGAATTAGCGGTAAATCCAGTTATTGATCCAGTTTTCCCAACGCAACCAACACCAGTTTGGGAATAATCATGATTACTTATACATGGTCAATTTTAGAAATATTTGGGGATCAGACAATTTCCAAAGTTCGTTACCTATTGAAAGCACAAGATGAGCAAAATACTGTTGAAACTGAAGGAGAGCATACTTTCCTTGAAGGCACAATTATTAAGCCTGTATCAGAAATTAAAGAAGATGATTTAACTCGCTGGATTGAGCAAGATACTACCCAAGATGAGGTAAACATCATAAAATTAAACCTAGAAAAACAGCTAGAAGCACTAAAAACCAGTAAAAAGATTGAATTTCCTTGGGAAAACAATACTTTTACGATTGGATAAACTATGACAAAACCTATTGACATCATCAGCAGAGCTTTAAAAGACATTGGCGCTTTGGAAGCTGGAGAGCAGCCTTCAGCCGATGCTGCTTTAGATGCTTTTGATATGATGAATGACCTCATAGACCAATGGTCAAATGAGAATATGATGGTTTTCAACATAACTGAGATCATATTTCCAGTTGTGCCAGGTCAAGTTCAATACACTATTGGCCCTAATCCATCTACTGCAAACTTTATTGGAGCTTCATTTACAGGCACTTTTTCAGGCGATGTTCTTACAGTTACTGGTTTAAATTCAGGAGCTGTAGCACAAGGTCAATATCTTAAAGGTCAAGGAATTACGGCTGGAACTCAGATTGTTAGATCTTTAACTGGAGCTGGCGGTCAAGTAAACGAAGTTGGTACTTATTTGCTTAATAAAGTTCAGGGTACACAAACTCCTGTATTTACAGGCTCAATATCAGGAACAACTCTAACAGTAACTGCGGTTGCTTCAGGAGCTGTCAATGTTGGATCGGTTATTAGCGGAACTGGAATTACTGCTGGAACAACCATTAGCGCTTTAATTAGCGGAACTGGTGGAACTGGCACTTATACAGTTAGCGCATCCCAAACTGTAGCCTCTACAACCATTACTGGAACAATCGTTCCTTCAACGATAACTGCTTACTATCAAAAACCATTAGGGATAGATTCTGCCTATGTAAGGGTAAATACTAGTTCAAATGGTCAGCCTATTGCCAATGGCGGTTTGGATTACCAAATGGCAGTATTGGCTTTGGATAACTACAACTCGATTGGTCTTAAAACATTAAATGGGCCTTGGCCTAAAGCTGTTTATTTCAATGCTGGAGAGCAATCAGGAAATGTATTTTTATGGCCTAATCCATCACAAGGCGAAGTCCATTTATTTGCTGAAACCTTGTTTAGCAACTATGGCAATATGTATGACGATATAGTGCTTCCACAAGGCTATTCAATGTGCCTTAGATGGTGTTTGGCAGAGCGTTTGATGCCTATGTACGGCAAAGCCTCACAGACTCAAATTACGATGATTAACGCTTATGCTGCACAAGCCAAAGCAACGCTTAAAAGAACAAACATGGCCCCAGCTCAAAGCGCTCAATTTGCCGATGCAATGCTTTCAAGCCGTCAAAAAGATGCTGGTTGGATTCTTAATGGTGGATTCTTTAGATAAGGCTGGAAAATGGCTGATTTTGGCTTTGTTGGTTCGGCTTATGAAGCTCCTTCCATCTATCAAGATGCTCAGGAGTGTATAAACTTTAGACCTGAAGTTGATCCTACTAAACAACCTGGATCAAGGGGAGTTGTTGCGCTTTATCCAACTCCAGGTCTTACTAATGTGGTAACACTTCAAACTGCTCAAGCCGTTAGAGGAATGAGAGCTATTTCAGGTCAAGATTACCTTGTAGCGGTATGTGGCCCTTATGTTTATGTAATGGGAACAAACTTTACAGCAACCATTATTGGTCAATTAAATACCTCAACTGGTCAAGTAAGCATTGCCGATAATGGTACTAATGTCTATATTGTGGATGGGGTAAATCGCTATACATGGCGCATTTCTAATCCAAATTCGGCTGTTTTTGAAGGCACAATTAGCGGAACAACTCTTACTGTAACTAGGGTTCTCTCAGGAACTATTGCTGCCAATCAAGCTCTATTTGGAGTTGGTATTTCTAATGAAACTGTTATTGTTTCAGGATCAGGAACTACTTGGACTTTAAATCAAAGTCATACCATTGGAACTGCAATTCGCATGAATTCAGCCACAGTCGCTGCGGTAATAACGGCTTCTATGGCATCAACTACTTTAACTGTAAGCGCTGTAGCAAGCGGAACTTTATATGTTGGGCAGACTATTCAAGGCTCTACAGTAACAGCCAAAACTATCATTACTGCATTAGGTAGTGGAACAGTTCTTAGCGAAACAATCGCTACTGCTGGTACAGGATATGCAGTAAACGAAAATATAACTGTTTTAGGCGGTGTTTATGGATCTAGCCCTGCTACTTATACAGTTACCTCTATTGGCGGTTCAGGGGCTGTTACAGGGCTTACAAGGACATTTTCAGGGCAATATACATCTAACCCTGCAAACAACGCTTCTACTTCATCAGATGGCGCAGGAACAGGGCTAACCCTTACTTTGACTTTTGGAACAGGAACTGGAACTACTGGTAATTATGTTATCAACAATAGCCAAACTGTTACTTCTAGAACCATGTATGCGCTTAATTTTAGCGAATTACCAGCCTCAGATGGAGCATTTACAGGAGCATCTTCTGTTGATGTAGTAGATAACTATTTTGTCTATAACAGACCTGATACTCAGCAATATGCTTCTTCTGATCTGTTATCCCCCATTACTTACGGATTGGCTTTTGCTAGTAAATTTACAGGGCCTGATGATCTTGTTTCATTGATCGTGGATCATGGTCAAATCTATTTATTAGGTGAAAAGACTTCAGAGGTTTGGGCTGATGTGGGAACTTTTCCATTTCCTTTCCAGCGCATCCCTGGCGCATCTAGCCAGCATGGAATAGCTGCCAAATTTAGTATGGCTCGATTTGGTAATTCTTTTGCTTATGTTTCAAGAAATGATCGTGGTCAAGCCGTTATTGTGCAAATGAATGGCTATTTCCCACAGCGTATTTCTACTCATGCTGTAGAAAATACCCTTGTTAATCAAAACATTAGCGATGCAGTTGCCTACACTTACCAGCTTGAAGGGCATGAGTGCTATGTAGTTACATTCCCAAGCCTAGAATTAACTTGGGTATTTGATGGATCTACTCAAATGTGGCATAAATGGCTTTGGTGCGATAACCAAAACAACTATAAGCGCCATAGATCAAACTGCGCTGCTTTTTTTCAAGGATCAGTATTGGTAGGAGATTGGGAAAATGGGCAGATTTATCGTTTAGATCCTGATAATTACACAGATAATGGTCAGAATATCCGTAGGATGCGTAGATGCCCTCATTTGGTAACAGACTTCCAAAGGCAATATTTTGATGAATTGCAAATTCAATTTCAACCTGGGGTTGGATTGCAGGGTATTGAAACTTTTCCATTAGGTGATAACGACATTGGTATAAACCCTCAAGCTATGCTCCGTTGGTCTAATGATGGCGGTTCTACATGGTCAAATGAGCATTGGGCTGGTATTGGTAAAGTCGGTAAATACCAAAATCGTATTATTTGGCGCAGATTAGGTCAGGCAAGGGATCGGATCTATGAAGTAGTGGTTACTGATCCAGTTAAGGCGGTGATAGTGTCTGCTAACTTAAAAGCATCAGTTGGAGAAAACTAATGGCTAATCAGATATTTGGGCCAAGCCAAGATAATCCTTATCCACAGACTGATTTTATGGATGAGCAAACTAAAAGACCAACAAGGGCTTGGCAGATCTTCTTTGCAAACTTGCTTAACTTTAATAAAACAGCGCCTTCAGCTACATCAGGAGGAGCAGTTTTGCCTGCTAATCCTGTAGGTTTTATTGAAATGTCTGTAAATGGCAAGATCTATAAAGTGCCTTATTACAATGTCTGAACTTCAAGTTATAACTGAAGAAAAAGTGCAAACTTTAGAAAAGCACTTTTTAAAAGAAAAACAGGCTGACTGTCCTGTAAAGCATATATTTGCTCCTAATATCTATATCAGAGAAGTATCTATTCCAGCAGGAACATTTTCTATTGGTCATTATCAGACTACCGAGCATTTAAATATCATGCTCAAAGGTCGAGTAACAATGGTTAATGAAGATGGATCGCATACAGAATTAGTAGCTCCTCAGACCTTTGTTTCAAAGCCAGGTCGCAAAATAGGTTATATCCATGAAGATATGGTTTGGCAAAATGTCTATTCAACCAATGAAACTGAAGTAGAAAAGCTAGAAGCTACTTATTTAAATAAAAGCATTACTTGGCAAGAAAACCAAAAATCACAGGAATTACTTCTTACTTTAGACCACTCTCCTGATATTGCTGATTATTACTTGGCAATAGCAGAGTTTGGCTTTGACCATGAAACAGTCAGAAAACAGACTGAAAACATGGAAGATCAAATTCCTATGCCTTTTGGCAACTACAAAATAATGGTTGCTAATTCTAGAATTGATGGAAAAGGTGTATTTGCCACAGGCAATATTGAAGAAGGTGAAGTTATTGCTCCAGCTCGTATTGATGGCAAAAGAACCCCTGCTGGTAGATATACAAATCATTCAAAAAATATTAACGCAATCATGGTTTTAAGAGATAATGGGAACATTGATTTAGTAGCAAAAAAGGCAATAAATGGATGCCAAGGTGGTAATTTGGGAGAAGAAATTACTATTGACTATCGGCAAGCATTAAGCCTTGCAATAAGGAGAGATTAAATGTCAGGAGTCGCAACAGCAATCGTTGTAGGATCAGTAGCTAGTGGCTATATGGCAAGCCAAGCCACTAAAAGCGCTGCACAAACTCAAGCAGATGCCGCAGCTAGAGCGCAAGGTCAATTATTGGCAAGTGGTCAAGAGGCTGCTGATGTTTATAATCCCTATGTAAATAAAGGAGTTACAGCTCTTAATAAAATGGCTGAAGATCCTTATTTTACTCAGCAATTTACCAATAAAGATTTAAATGCTACTTTAGCTCCAGGCTATGACTTTAGATTGCGCCAAGGTCAGCAAGCAAACATGATGGCTAACAATGTAAGTGGTGGAGCTGTAGGCGGCAATGCTTTAAAAGCCTTGCAAGATTACAGCCAAAACTTTGCATCAGGAGAATATGGAACTGCTTTTAATCAATTCCAAGCTCAAAGAAGCAATATTTATTCAAATCTTCAAAATATTGCGAATATGGGCTTAACAGGATCTACTGGTCAAGCTAATGCAATTATTGGAACTGGAACTAATGTGGCAGGGCTTACAAATGCTGCTGGTAATGCTCAAGCTGCATCTCAAATTGCTCAAGGCAATATTTATGGAAATGTTGCAAATACGGCAGGAAACGCAGCAGCTTATTACGCTATGAACCAAAATCAAAATCCTTATCAAAATATGGGAATTAGCGGAAATCAAAATACTGGTTATACCTATCAAAACCAAGTTGGGCCTACTGAATCAGGTGGCAATTTAAGCAATTTGAATTTAAGGACATAATATGCCAGCACTTAGTTCATTACCTGACGCAAGTATTTATGGAGGCGCACCAGCTCCTCAAAAAGCCATGTCTTTACAAGAAATGGTTGATCTTGGTCGCACTTCTACTGCATTGCAAAAAGAAAAAGCCTTGTTGCCTTCAGCAATTCAACAAGGACAAGCACAAGCTCAAACAGCCACTATACAAGCAGATACAGCTAAATTAGATAATAATTTGAAGCATATTGGCACAATTATTCAAGATCAGCAAACGCTTTTAACAAAGCCTGATCTTACTGCCAATGACATTATTGAAAAAGCAAAATCATCTGCAAAGCAATTTAATACTCCAAAAGAAGCATTAGATCAATCTATTGCTGCAATTCCTGTAAACGGATCTCCTTCTGAATTAAGGGCTTATTTGGCTACTAATTTGGCAAAAACTTTAAGCGCTCAATCGCAACTTGAAAAAATGTATCCAGGCGGTATATTGCCATCTCAGTTGCCACAGTCTTATCAACCATCTCCTGCTACTACAGAAGGTGGATATGCTGCTACTGGCACTCAAACTCCTCCTAAAGGGGTTACTGCGGAACAGATGGCGCAACCAGCTAAATCAGATTTCAGCAAGCCTGTTGCTTTGTCTTATCCTGTCAGGCAAGCTGGTCAAGCCTTTACAGCGCTTCCACAAGAGGAAGATGAGCGTAAGATTGGAACTCAAACCAAATCAGCTTTATTCCAAAGACAAGCAGAGCTTCCACAAGCTGAAAGAACAATTAAAAGAGCTATTGAAAAAGCTCAAGAAATTGGAAAAGCAGAGTGGAATCAGGGAGCTGGTGCTTTGGGTTCTGCTGGTAGGAAATTTTCTGTATTTCTTGGAACTGAACAAGGAGTTGCTTATAAAGAATTGGGCAAAGATTTGGCTCAAAATGCCATTGCAAACATTAAGGCAATGGGTGGTTCTTTAGATACTGTAAATGGTCAGCAACTTACTAAGATGGCTAATGGAGATGAAACATATCCTCCAAAAGTATTAATAGAAATTGCTCAAAGAACTCAAGCTGATATGACTGCTCTTGATTCAAAAGCAACGGCAATGAAGAAATTTGCTGATAAGTTTGGAGATCAAAATATTAGCGCATTTAATCAGATGTGGAAAAACAATGCTGATCCTGACATTTTTCAACTTAAAAATATATTTGATGATCCAAATATGTCTGCTAAAGAAAAAGCTGATGCTAGAGATAAGTTAATTGGAACTAGCGAAAAACAAAAGAGACTTTTTAATGAGAAATGGAATAACATTAAGAAATTAGAGCAAACAGGAAGCCTGTAATGGATGAATTTAGCCAATTCTTAATGGGTGGACAAGCAAAGTCTAATCCACAAGCTAATCCCTTAGTAAATCCTGTAGCCTCAAAAGGAGGCTCTGCTGTCATTACTGATGAATTATTGGATAGCTTAAAGCGTACAGAAAGTGGTAAGCAGAAATTTGCTTTAAACAAAGAGTCAGGCGCAATGGGTGATTATCAATTCATTCCATCTACTGTAAAAATGCTGCATGAGCAAGGATATGAATTTAATCCATTTAATCCAACTCAAGCTAGAGAAGCAGCTAAACATTATTTAACTACTTTGGTTGAAAAAACAGGCAGTTTAGATAAGGCTTTGGCTGCTTATGGCGGTCATATTACAAAAGATCCTACTGCTTATGTAAACAAAGTAGTTGGTGGCGCTCAACAGACTCCAGCAACTCAAACAGCAACCCAAGAATCTTCTGATTCATTTTCATCATTTTTGATGGGTGGTAAAGCAGAATCTAAAGAAGCTAGTAAAGAGCCTAAACAAGCATTAAAGCCTAAGTTGTTTGGTCAAGCTGAAGGCATGGAAGATAGCAACAAGACCTTTATGGAAAAGTTTGCTGAACGCTCTAAAAAATCTACAGAAAGACAAAAAACTGAATTAGCTCCTATGGCATCTTTGGCTGATGTGGCTGCTGGTGTTGTGCCAGGAACAGTTGCTACAGTTGCTTATCCTGTTGCTAGAGCGTTTGGTCAATCTCCTGAAAAGGCTACACAAATTGCACAAGGTTTATCAGAACCTTTAAATCAACCATTTGGTAAAGCATTGGGAGTAACTGAAACTCCTCAATATAAAGGTGAGTTTAGTCGTCAAGCAATGGAAACTGTTGCTAAATATGTTGGTGAAGGCGCAGAAGCTATTTCTCAAAAGACAGGCATCCCTAAAGAAGATGTGGAAAGTATGCTTAATAGCATTACTACTGCTGTTGGGGCTAAATTGCCTAAAGTTGGTGAAGCATTGCCTAAACTTAAAGCTCAATTTGAAAAGCAATTTCCAAGATTTGAAGAACCTACTCCAACTGCTCCTGTTGTTGCACAACCAACAATGGCTGGAGTTGGCGCTGCTAAAACTGAAATCAATCCTTATGCTGGAAAAATTACAGGCGAAGAAACAGCTAGAGGTCAATATCCAACTGTAAAACTTAGCAAAGTTAAAGAAGATGCTACACCAGTTGAACAATCAACTAGAGCTGATATTGCTAATGAAGTTCTTGGAAATACTGGTCAAGTTCGTAGCGGTGTAATAACTGGTAATGAAAACACTTTGCGTCAAGAATATACAGAAGCTAGATCAGCTAATCCAACCCCTAAAAGCGAAATTCTTAAAAAGCAGATTGCAGATGAGCAAAACGCTTTATCTCGTTACGCTGAAAAGCGAATTGAGAATAGCGGTGCAAGCAATAATTTGCCATCAGATTATGAGCGTGGTCAGCTTATGAATGATGCTATTGCTGGAAATGATGGATTAACTGGTTTTCTAAAAACAGAAAAACAAAAACTTTATGATGATGCAAGAGCAAAAGTTGGCGATAACCCTATTAAATCTGATTCTGTAGCAAATTTATTAGAAAATAAACAATTTAGAGCTGGTTTGGGTCTCAGAGGTAATGAAACTGTTGCTAAGAGTGCAGAACAACTTATTGAACTGGCTAAGACTGTTGGTTTTGAAGATAAAGCAGGAAACATTCTTCCTCCAAACAGTATTGCTGCTTGGAAAGCTGTAAGAGAGGCTTTGAATGGCGAATGGACTAAAGACAATGCTTCAACAATAGGCAAAATTAATAGAGCCATTGATAAAGATATTGCTTTGGCTGGTGGTCAAGATTTATACAAAAAAGCCGACAATCTTTTCAAAGCTGAAAAGAAGATATTTGAGTCCAAAGGAATTAAAACTTTGTTTGGTGAAGTTGATCCAAATGGAGTTCAAACAGCTACTAATTTTGAAGCTATTCCCAAAAAACTCAATCAAATGCCAGTAGATCAATGGAAACATATTTACGACACTTACGATGAGATTTCTAAGGGCCGAGTTCGTGGTGCTGATTTTGATTTAGAAATAACTCCTGAATTGATTGATTATGCTAATGCTGCCAAAGCTGAAATGCGTGGTTCATTGGCTAGAGAAATATATCAAGCTGGAGCTGGCAAAGCTGGTGTTTGGAATCAAAACTCTGTAAATAACATTTTGAACGCTAGAGCCAAAAAGATTGAATATGCTTTTACTCCTGAAGAACAAAGAGCGTTCCATACATTAAATTATGCAGGGCATATCATGCCTGGAGTTCATGCTTATGAAGGGGCAGCTCTCCAAGGACAAAGAGTTGGAAAATTTGCTGAAAAATTGCCTATGGTCGGTAGAGAAGCTGGAGCAGCAACTCGCTTGCCGTTTGGAGCAACCATTGGCGAAAAAATAGGTGAAAAAGCAGCTCAATTTACAATAGGTAAATCTGAAAAAAAACAAGCAAGCAAACTTCAAGAAGAAATGATGAAGAACGCTCAAAAAGGTAAAACTAAACTTCAAGACATAGGCAAGGAATAATCATGGCATCAGTTCTTTTATCCCCATACGGAATCGGTCAGCAATTCTTTGATGACAATGGAGTTCCTTTAGCTGGAGGCTTGATTTATACCTATCAAGCTGGTTCATCTACTCCTTTAGTAACCTACACAACTAATGCTGGAACGATTGCTAATGCCAATCCTATCGTTTTAGATGCTGCTGGTCGAGTTCCACAAGAAATTTGGTTGCTTACTGGCTATTCATATAAATTTGTTTTGCAAAATGCTAATGCAGTATTAATTCAGACCTTAGACAATATTTATCCAATTTTGCAAAATGCTCCTGCATCAGCTCCTGCTGTACCTACTGGAGCTATTTTGTTATGGTCAGGATCTACAGGATCTATTCCTGCAACTTGGTATTTATGCGATGGAACAAATGGAACACCTGATTTAAGAAATAGCTTTATTGTTGGAGCTGGATCAACTTATGCTGTAAATGCTACAGGCGGTACAGCCGATGCAATAGTTGTATCTCATACCCATACTGCAACTTCAGTTGTTACTGATCCAGGGCATTTCCATGTATCAGGAAGCCCACAAGATTACAACATTTATGGCACAACGGCTATTAGTGCTACTTCACAAAAAACAGGAACTCAAACAGTATCTACATCACCAAATACAAGCACAGTTACAACTGGAGTTACAGTAGCTACAACCAATGCTAATGCTGGTGTAAGTGGAACTAACGCTAATCTTCCTCCTTACTATGCTCTAGCCTACATTATGAAGGGCTAAGTGTGGATATGTCCTTTGAACTAGATCCAGTTAAATACGGAATTCTTTGGAATACTGTAGAAAATAACGAAAAACAATTAGAACTAATGTCACAAAAGATTGACAAAATGGAGTCTAAATTAGAGGAGCTTGTCGCACTTGCAAATCAGTCTAGAGGTGGTTTTTGGGTTGGAATGGCTATCGTATCTGCAATTAGCGGAATTGTGGGATTTATTGGAAGTCATTTCTCAGGAAAATGAAAATGTATGTCCGATCCCTATGGAATTGCAGAAGGAGTAAAGGCTCTTTCTAGTAGCCTTGATGCAAGCCGAGAGGCTAGTAAAGGACTATCTACCTCTATAGAGAATATACAAAAAGATGGATTAGATGTAGCTCAAAAACAAGCTAATGAACGGATTAGAGCAAGGCGAGAAGCAGAGTTTAAAAAAGAAAGGGCATTAATCAAAGCCCTAGATTCTTGGAAGCACAAGAAACAAATTAGTGATGAAGAAGCCAAATTAAAAATAGATTTTGTAAAGAAGTATGGCGCTAAAGAATGGGAAGCAGTTTTAAAAATTAAACTGGACATTGAGAATATGCAACGCAAAGATAACGAAGAATTTCAACATGATTTAAAAGCTGTTCGCAGGGTTCAATATTATTGTTTTGCTTTGGCAGCAGTTATAGCTTGGTACTTAACTTGGGGTTACAAATAATGGATTGGTTAGCTAAATTAGTACCAACTATTGCTACTTGTTTGGGTGGCCCTTTAGCTGGTCTAGCCGTAACTGCGGTATCTAAAGCATTAGGAATTGACGAAGATAAAGTTCAAAATGTGATTGATAGTGGTAAATTATCTGCCGATCAAATTGCAAGCCTCAAACAAGCTGAAATTGAATTGCAAAAACAAGCGCAGGAATTAGGACTTAACTTTGAACAATTAGCAGTTCAAGATAGAGCTTCTGCTCGTGATTTGCAAAAACAAACTAAATCGCTTATCCCTCCAATTTTATCTATTTTGGTAACTATTGGATTTTTTGGAATACTTGGCGGTTTAATGTCAGGCAAAATTATGACTTCTGATGCTTTAATGCTCATGCTTGGCTCTCTTGGAACTGCATGGACAGGCATTATTGCGTTTTACTTTGGTTCTTCAGCTAGTAGCCAGGCAAAAGACCAAATGATTCATAACTCCACTCCATTAAAATGAATACAGATCAATTACAGGCTTTAGGAATTGATTCTAAATGGTTAGATGGTTTAAATGCTGTATTTCAGAAATATGAAATAAACACTCCAAGAAGGCAGGCTGCATTTATTGGTCAATGTGGGCATGAGTCTGCATCATTTAAAGTCCTTGAAGAAAATCTTAATTACAGCGCTAAAGGTCTAGTTGCGACATGGCCCAGCCGATTCCATGATATTGAGTTTGCATCAGAATATGAGCGTAAACCTGAACGAATTGCCAATAAAGTCTATGGCGGTAGAGCTGATCTAGGAAATACTGAAGATGGAGATGGCTGGAAGTTTCATGGCAGAGGCTTAATTCAGCTTACAGGGCGAACAAACTATACAGTATGTGGACTAGCCCTAGGAAAGCCATTTGCAGAGCATCCTGAGCTTATATTAGAGCCTGAAAACGCTTGTATGTCTGCTGGTTGGTTTTGGAATAAGCGTGGCTTAAATGCCTTGGCAGATAATGAAGATTGGACTACCATTACCAAAAGAATCAATGGTGGAACTATTGGGTTACAAGATCGTATTGATCGCACTCACAAAGCAATGGATATATTAGGAGCATAAAAATGCAAGAATCAAAAAAGCAACAAAAGCGTGAAGAAGCTCAAGTAATTAAACTGCGTAATTCAGTTTATGAAGTAAAACAAGAATTAAAAAAACATGAGAAAGAGCCTATGAACAAGGCTCATCCCATGAAAGGTTAAAGTTTTTTAAATTCCTGCTCCATATCTTTAAGGGTAAAGATTCGGCTTTTAATCCAAGCCATAGTCCAAACCTTTAAAGCTACTTCATTGGTATTAAATACATCAGGGAAAGTTTCAAAAAACTGTCTTTCGCACTCGTTTTCAGGAACAGCTATTTCTCCTGCAAATGGAACTTTTTCGTAATTCATTTAATCCTCGCTACTTTAGCTTTTCGCAATACAGCCTCGTATTGTCGTTTAGCCTGGTCATCTAACTTACGCAATGGCAGATTCTGCCAATAGGCCCATTTATCTTGATATTCCTGTAATTCTGATGGAGGAGTCCAGCCAGCAAGCCTCCATCTAATCGTAATATCAGTTCCAGCAGCAGTCCAAATATGTTCGTTCATATTGCTCCTTAAAATGGTGGCTCATCCAAATCATTAGATTGTTTAGCTAATTTAGGCTGGTCGTTCTTTTCTTCAGGCTCGTTTAAGTAAGCAAAAATAGAACCCTCTTTCATGGCATAGATAGGCAAAGACTCAATCTTGAGCATTAAGCCATGCTTAGTTTCCATGATTACTCCAATAGACTGATAGCGTTTTTTAGTTTTGCCATCCGTTTTATCTTCATATTCTGATACTGCTGCTTTTACGAAATATTTAATTGCCATTGCGCTTCTCCATAAGATTTACTTCTTTTTCTACTTCACTTAAAAACTGTTTAATTTCTGTTTCCATAAACAAAATGAACTCAGGATCTCTAAGAACATGAACAATCAGTAATTGACTGCGTTCAGGCATCCTTGGATCAAAACTTACAAAGTCGCACCATTTAGCTCCTGTAACTGCCATTTGAGCTTGCATCTGAATAACATATTTGTTAGGTGGCGCATTGTCTTTTATATATCCCCAATGCGTAGCAGAGTTTGGACATTTGATTTCAATAAGACCATCGTTTCCAACCAAGCCATCAGGAGAACAACCGAAACCAGCAATAGTAGAATGATCGACAAAGGCAATCTGATCGACAAAATTGCTTGTTTTAACTTCATACGCAACCCTGGCTTGTGGCTCTGTTTGAGTTCCCCATTGCATAGCTTCATTTTGGTATGATTCCTGTATGGTCTTTGTAACTCGTTGCAAGGCAAGCTCAATCAGATAGTTACCTCGACTAGCTGAAGGGCCTGATTTTGTCTTAGCCAGTATATCGGCAACCCTAGAAGCGGTAACTTTTCCCAATCTGAGCTGATGCCATTCAGGAGTTCCCTGTTGTACGCAAGCAACACGATCCTCTGTAGTAAATGTAGTCATTTCTCACTCGCCTTTTTTAGTATTGCTCTAGCAAATTCAATAAGGTTGTTATTTAAATATCCATCTTTAAATGGGTTTTCTGCATGAATTTTTAATATTTCCTCATCTGTTAGTGTCTTTAATTGTGGCGAACAAGTATGAATAGAATCCCCTGTAACTCTTTTGCCACAATCTAAACACGCAGTCCACGCTACTGGTTCATTGTTCATCATTCCATCCATATATAAATAAGCATTGCACCAATTACTAACCAGGTTACTGCTCCAGTAAAAGCTAAAAATGCTATAAAAATACTCATTTGCGAGCTTCCTTTTCTTTTCTTAAAAATTCATCAAATATTGGTTTAAGTTCCCAATTCTGCTTTTTTGGCATCTTTGGCTGCGGAAATCTTAGCGACTGCTGATTTGTCTTTTGCAAGGAACTTATAGGCTTGAGCATAGGTTTCTTTCAATTCATTAATAGTTGTGCAAGTTTTAATTGAATCTACCCATCCTAAAGCCGATTCAGTCATATCAGGAATTTCTTCATCAATAGCTTCAGAAGGAAGATCAGATCCAGCGTAAATGTAAAGACCAATACCAAAGGTGGCTATGCACTTGGCAAGGCATCGCATTTGAGAATCGCTGATCTTGCGAGCATCAGGGTTTTTGATAGCCTGGTTGCGGTTATCCATTACTGGCAACTGCATCTTCATGGTTTTGCCAAGAGCTGTTACTGAGCAAGAAACCATTGCACTTTCGTTAAAGTAAACAATATCTCCCCATTCCCAAATAGCCATCGGATCATGCTGAAGAAGAATATCCACAGCATAAGTCCATGAAAGATAGGTTAGTTGGCCCTTGCGTTCTGTAAACTCGTTTACATTGATTTTGCGTAGTTCGTTATAGTTCATCACTTGCTCCTTATGCGTTAGTTTCATGTTCTGCATGGTCTTTGGCAAAGCGTTCCATGTAATCAAATGCGATCATCATTATTTTTCTGCCAATTATTGCGTAATCGCCTGTATCTATGCAGTCTTGCAAGGCGATGGCGGTATCTGTATCTAGCTCACCTAAAGCCTCTGCAACTCTAGAAGCATTGTTAGGATCGTATTCAGCACCTTTTTTCATTAGCTGATATGTCAGCTCATCAATTTCATCTGAGCGATCATCGTAATCGTCAGGCTCGTAGTAATGGTCATGTAAGCGACTCATATTAGAACCCTCCTAATAAGCCGTATGCAAACATAGCTCCAAAAGCTATCCCAGTTACTACAACTGCTGTCCATTCAATTATTGCTGTTTTCATCACTTACTCCTTCACTTGGTTAAAAAATCTACTGCTTGAATAGAACTATATCATATCAACTACCTTGCAAATACTTTTTTTATCATTTTTGTTGCAAAATCGCACAAATCTATGATATTGTTCATTTCAGGAGGATTTATGAATGAAATAAAACAGCTTTTACAAGTGGAATTTGGCACTTTGGATGAGCTATCTAAGCTGCTAGGAGTGAGAAATTCTGCGGTATATCAATGGGTTGCGAGAGGCTACATTCCTATTCGCCATCTTAGAAAATTAAGCGCTTTATCTGAGGGTCGTTTGACCAATGAAATGCTTAGACCTGATCTATTTAAAAAGGATTGAGATGAACTTTTACCCATTTCATATTGGGGATTACATCAGTCATACCTCTCATCTAAGTAATGAGGAGGACTTGGCTTATAGGCGAATGATTGATCTTTATTACATGACTGAACAGCCGTTCAACGACAGTTCAACTGTAGCAAGACGAATTCGATCATCCGTTGAAACTGTTGATGCAATATTGCAAGAATTTTTTATTTTTGATGAAGATAATTGCTGGCATAACAAGCGAGTTGATGAGGAAATCGCTAAGTACCATAGCCGTCTAGACCAAGCCAGTAAAGCAGGAAAGGCATCTGCTGAAGCTCGGTTAAACAAGCGTTCAACATCCGTTCAACCAACCAAGAACCAAGAACCATTAACCAAGAACCAAATAAAGACTACTCCTAAAGTCGTAACTCCTGACGGAGTTAGTGTTGATTTATGGAATGATTTTTTAATTTACAGAAAAAGATTGAAAGCTCCAGTAACGGATCGAGTTCTTGCAAGGCTGATAAAAGAAGCTGAATTAGCCAAGATGCCATTGGATCAAGTATTGGAAACAATCATCTTTAAAGGCTGGAGATCATTTGAGGCAAGCTGGATTCAACAAGCACAGCAAAAAGCCACAGAACTGCCCCTAGGAACGGATCAGCAGATTGAGGAGGCATACAGGGTCGAATGTGGAGGAGATCCTCGCCAGGCTCGTTTTAATAGCTATTTTGAGATGAAGAAATTTATCCAAGAAGCTAGAGATAAACGGAAAAGGGCCTAATGGATGAGCAAAAGCATAAGCATCGTTGCGCTGTTCGCCAGCTCATTATGTGGCGCAGGCAATGGGGTTTAAAGGCTTTTAGAGAATATATGGCTAAACATAAAGAAAAATTGAGTTGGGAATTGGTAAGGGATTATGAGGATCAATGGGTTAAAGGCAATCGAGCTGATGAAAAAGGAGAATGGAAATGAGTTTAGAAAAGTTAGATGAAGATAGGGTTGAAAAAGCATTGATTTACCTTTCAACGACAGACGAAGATCATGCAACCCTAGGGTCTGAGGTTAAAAGGCTTGAGGAAGGCATTAAACAAGCCAAGGCTCATTCTTTTTTAGCTGGTGAGGGGACAGTCGCAGAGAGGGAGGCAAAAGCCGTAGCGAGCCTTAAATTTGGTAATGCAGTAGAGCTATGGGTTGAGGCTTACAAAGAGTTCAAGATTTTAGATAACAAACGCAATACCGAGATCCGTATAACGGAATTATGGCAAACACTATCGAGCAATCGAAGAAAGGGTTCAATATGAAAGATTTCTCTATGCCTTACATCGTCATTCATAGTCTTTTAAAGAAATACCATGACAACATGATTGATCGAAAAACTAACCGAGCTTATGAGTTGGCTACAGATATTGTTGAGATGGCTCTGATCTTGCAAGATTTGGCAGATAATCATGAAAATAAAAAAGTTTGACCAGGTTTTACATGATAAATACGATCCCCCAGCGAGAGCTGCGGTTACTGCTTGGTTGAAAATGAAATGGGGTTTAGATGCTTTTGATAACCCTGATATTTATGGAACTGATTTACTGATTTGTAGAGCTGGTAAACAAGTTGGTTGGGCTGAAGTAGAGGTTCGCCAATGGAGTCCAGTTTGCCCTTTTTATACAATCCATGTTCCAGCAAGAAAAAAAGAAATGCTTGAAGTTCCAAATACGCTGTTTTTTGCTTTAACGCAAGATATGAAAAACGCTTATTGGATTAAAGGCCATGAAGTATTAAGCTATCCTCAGATAGAAATGAGGGACAATACAAAGCATGAGTTTTATTACGATGTACCTAAACACCTTTTTAAATACATAGATTTAACCCAATTATTTTGACTACAAAAGCAGAAAAGGATCTCTATGCTCGCCTGGCGAGAATTGGCTGCATATTATGCAGATGCAACGGAGTTCGAGAAATTAACGATTCCCCAACCGAAATGCACCATTGTAGGAGATTTGGTATGCCTAGATCCCTCAGTCCAGTCATTCCCTTGTGCAGCTTTCATCACAGACTTGGAGATACCAGTATTCACCTTGCTGGAGCTAAAAAGTTCGCTTCTTATTGGGGGTATTCACAAGAGGATCTCATTGATAAAACAAGGGAGCTATTAGATGAGTAGTTGGCTAATCATTGTTACTGGATTGATTTACTTTTACATTGGCATAGAACAAGGCTTTAAAGGCAATATGCCTATGGCTGTTGTATATACAGGCTATGCTTTTTCCAATGTTGGCTTATATATTATGGCTAAATGAGTTTCACCATCTATACGCATGATGGCATGAAAGTTATTCAATGGTTCTTTAATATAGATGAGCTTATTAAAGCAATGCTTAAAAACCCAAAAGACCGATACCATCGCAATCTATAATTTGTAAATTTTTATTGGTTCGTGGCTTTTTGAATCTACATTGCAAGCCCATTTAACTGCTTCTTCAGCCGATAAACCCATTCTCATGCAAACCTCGGCAGCCATAGCTCCTGAACCAATAGCCATAAATGTTCTTACTCTTTCCCATTCAAGATCATCTCCACAAGCAAACAAACCATCCTGAGTAAGTTTAAGAAATGAACTATCTGATTTAAGTTTAGGTTTTGTTTTAGTTTTTTTGGCTAAGTAATCTGCTACTTTTTCACCATCAACCCAATTACCAGCAACTCCTAGATAACCTCCATCTATTGCAATGATTTTATCTTCATAATATTTTATGCCTGTTTCGTCATCAGTAAATTGACTATCAGCCACAATCATTTTGTTTATCCAATCGCCAACAATAGTAGTCATTTTTTATACCTTATTGATACAGCCTCTGAATTCAAACTCACCATTTTGCTCATCTGTAACCATAATCATCTCAGGCATCAGCATACGGCCCTGGTCAAATGACAGCATTACAAAACCTGATCTCCAATCTTTAGGCCCATCTTCACAATATTCAAAAGTAGGGGACATTGGATCTGCAAGGCAACCAGTTTGAACTCCCCAAAAAGTTCCTTGATACCCAGTAATAGGTTGAATCGCTAAAACATGGGTATGCCCAGTAATAATGTTGGTAGATCCACCAGCTCCAATCAAATTAGAATAACCAGCGCTTCTACCACCTTTATATCTATGTTTGATTACAGTATCTTCTCCAACCCAAAAAGACCAACAAGTTTCCCAATGGGGAAAATGGTATTTAAGGCTGAAACCATCAACTCCACTATATTCAGGAACTTTATTAACTAGCCAGGCCTCGTAGCGCATATCGTGGTTCCCCAGCACCCAAATTAAACGACATCCTGCTGGTTTATTTTTTTCTATTTCATCCAAATGGTATCGGCAAGCATTTAGCTCCTCTAATACTGTAGGTTTTTTTTCATAATTAATTGATGGAAAACGGCTAAGAACTTGCCCATCAAAGGCATCTCCATTACAAATAATGACTTGAGGTTTAAATTCTTTAATCATCAACAACAAGGCTTTAAATGCCGTTGTAGTGGTATCGGTAAAGTGAGCATCTGAAAACACTATTACTCGCTTGACCTTATCTACATCAATTCCTCGCCTTACATTGTGAGCTGCTAAATCTATCTTCTTAGGCCTATCTTTTTTGGGATCTCTTTGAGAATTAAAAGTTCCAAGTTTAATTTTATGTCGTATTTCAATGGATGCCCTTTTATTCATAGCGCTTCTAGGAGTCATTCCTATTTCTTTTCCAACTAATGTTGGACTTCCCAATCTGCGCCAAACTTCAATAAACTTTTCATCTGATACTGGCGATTTAAACCCCATGACATATCCTTTATGATAAAGTGAGCCGATCTTAACCGAAACTTATGAATAATCAATGACTTATTACGCTAAAAGAGTTGATTCTAACCAAAAAGAGATCGTAAAAGTATTTAAAGATCTTGGTTGTTCTGTTTTTGATACCAGCCGAATAGGGCAAGGCTTTCCTGATTTAGTTATTGGTAAGAACCAAATTACAGTATTGGTTGAAATAAAATCATCCACAAGTGCAAAATACAGCGCAGCTCAAGATTTATTTATGATGAACTGGAGAGGCTCAACTGTTGTTAGAATTAACGACATTGATGGTGCAATTAGATTAGTTAAACTGCTTGACAATGCCAATCAATAAGGCAAAATATGGTTTCAAACCCCATTTCTATAGGAGAAAAACATGGGAAAGATGGATTCTATGAAGGGTATTCCTTCAGTTACTGGTGCTAAAGCTCCTGCTGGCGCAACTTCTTCAGATAAAACTGGTGAGCGCATGGAGAAAAAAGTTGGCGGAGTAGCAATGGGTATGCAAGATGCTACAGGCAAAGACAAACAATTCAATACTGGCAAAACTGCTGGTGTTTGTTATGAGCATAAGCGTGGTGACTGTAACCCTTGCTAAAGCGAAATGCCCTAGCGTGAAGGTCTAGGGCATCTCTAACCAAATAGTAATCGGAGAACTAGATGGCTGTTGTAAATTTTAAAGATTCATGCAACTCCTGTATATATTTCCAATCTACAGATAACGATTTCATAGGAAGTTGCAGACGATTCCCTACTTACCAAAACCGACATGGAACGGAATGGTGTGGGGAATTTGTCGTTGTACCCCCAAATCCAGTATTTGAAGCATTAGTCCAGGATATTGAGATTACTGTTCAAACTGCTGAAGATGCTAAAGAAAAGCGTAGAAAAGTCATTGAAGAAGCTGGCAAAGTAGAGCCAAAGCCAAAAGGCAGACCTAAGAAGGTTGCCGAATGAAGCTCAAGCCATTAGCCGATAAGATCGTTGTTAAGCCTGATACTAGAGAATTAAGCTCTGTCATCATCTTAAACAACAAAGAAAAAGACAATATGGGGACTGTAATAGCAGTAGGCCCTGGCAAAGTTATCAATGGTCGCAGACAAGAAATGCCTATTCCTGTAGGCGCTTATGTACGATTTGGCACTATGAGCGATGATGCAGATGCCGAATACCTCAAATACTTTGAATATTTTGAAGATGGTGAGCGTTACTTAGTAATGAGTTGGCAAGATGTCTGTTTCATAACCGAAAAGGAGATAGCATGAGCGAAATAGAAATATGCGACAAAACCCCATTGATTGAGAAGATTATGGGTCATTTTGGCTGGTATAAAGTCAAAAAATTAGAATTACCAGTTGAAAACCTTGAAATAAGCCATACATTTATTATGAAAGACATCAAACCTGAGTTGCCTAAAGCTCCTGTAAAGAAGCCAGCAGCCAAAAGACCAGCAAGAAGAACCCCTAGATCCGATTTTAAATTTGGAAAGGATGCTAAAAATGGCAACTAAACCTGGCCTATATGCCAATATCGCTGCAAAAAAGGAACGGATCGAGCAACAAAAGGCATCAGGCGCTAAGAAAGTAGAAACTATGCGTAAGCCTGGCACTAAAGGCGCTCCTACTGCTCAAGCATTTAAAGATTCAGCAAAGACAGCAAAGAAGAAATAATCATGGCTACTAAAAAACATGACAAGCCAATAGAGCATAAAACTGTAGGTAAGGGTAAAACCTATAATCCTACAGAAAAAGGCGCTGGAATGACTGCTAAAGGCAGAGCTGAATACAATGCTAAGAACAATGCCAACCTAAAAGCCCCTGCTCCAAATCCAAAGACAAAGGCTGATGCTGGTCGTAAAGCATCGTTTTGTGCAAGGATGGAGGGAGTTGTAAAAAAAGCTAAAGGCCCTGCGGAGCGAGCCAAAGCATCACTAAAGAACTGGAATTGTTAATGCCATTAAAGAAATCAACTACTAAAGAAGCATTTAAGTCTAATGTAAAAGCAGAGATCAATGCTGGCAAAAAACCAGCTCAAGCAGTTGCTATTGCTTATTCTGTCAAAAGAGAAGCAGCAACTAAGAAAACTAAACCAAAAAGGGTATAAAAATGAGTATTACGCTTAAAGATCTAACAATTCAAGATGTTGAGTTTATGATTGGCGCTCTCTCAAAAGGAGAATATAGCCTAGTAGCCCCTGTAATTGACAAAATCAAAGTTCAAGCTATTCCACAAGCTCATGCCATGATGCAAGCAGAAGCAGATGCAAAAGCTCAAGAAATGGTAGAAAATGGCGAAAAGGCTACTGAAGAACCAAAATGAGCGAAACAGCAAATCCTGTAGGCAGACCAACTGAGTATGATTCATCATATTGTCAGAAGGCTATTGAGCTTGGAACTAAGGGTAAATCCCTAGAACAGATTTCAGGCGCATTAGGCATTACTTACAGGACTTTATGCAACTGGAGAGATTCTCATGAAGAATTTTTTCATGCCTTGGAGGAAGCCAAGATCCGAGAGATGATTTGGTGGGAAGATCATGCTCAAGGCTATCTTGTAGAGCATAAGGATGGAGAAAAGCTCAATGTTGGTCTATGGTCTAGATCAATGGCTGCTCGCTTTCCTAGAAAGTATTCAGAGCGTATTAAGCAAGAGCTTACTGGAGCTGATGGCGCTCCTCTCCTTAAAGGTGTAGAGATAACCTTTGTAGAGCCTGATGCAAATAGATCAGCAGATTAAAGATGCAATTTCTAGGATAAAGTTTCCTAAGAAATTTGAGGCACTATTTAAGCCTGAAAAGGTTCGCTATAGAATATTCTATGGTGGTCGAGGCGGTGCTAAGTCTTGGTGCTTTGCTAGGGCTTTACTAGCTAAGGGAACTGGTCAGCCTATGCGTATTCTCTGCGCCAGGGAGTTCCAAACCTCAATTAAAGATTCGGTTCATAAACTGCTATCGGATCAGATCTATGCCTTGGGCATGGAAAACTTCTATGAGATTACTCAAACCTCAATTAGGGGTAAAAATGGGACTGAGTTTATCTTTGTAGGCATCAAGAACAATACAAACAATGTTAAATCCATTGAGGGCATTGATATTTGTTGGGTAGAGGAGGCTCAATCCGTATCAGCAAATAGCTGGAATGTGTTAATTCCTACTATTCGTAAGCAAGATTCAGAGATTTGGGTCAGCTTTAACCCTGAATTGCCTACTGATGACACCTGGAAGCGCTTTGTTGAGAATCCTCCTGAAAGCTCAGTAGTTGTAAAAGTAAACTGGAATGACAATCCTTGGTTTCCTGAAACCCTCAATTTAGAGCGTTTATCCTTAAAACAAAGGGATATGGCTGCCTACAATAATGTATGGGAAGGCGCTACAAGAAATACGATTGATGGCGCTATCTTTGCTAAAGAGATGGAAATGGCAGAGCTAGAAGGCAGGATTACGACAGTTCCTTACGACAGCTCCAAGCCCTGTCATATAGTGTTCGATTTGGGTTGGGCCGATAATACAGCAGCGTGGATCATCCAATTTATAGGCTTTGAGATCCGAGTTCTAAGATATTTTGAAGATAACCAAAAGACTATTCAGCATTATTTGAGCCTTATGCAGACATTTGGCTATGTTTACGATACTGTTTGGCTTCCTCATGATGCTGCTGCTAAGTCGCTTGGAACTGGCAAATCCATTGAGGAAATAGTAAGAGCCACAGGAATGAAAGTGCAGATACTTGACCGAGTACCAGTAACCGACTCAATCAATGCTGCAAGAACTATATTTAATCGGTGTTATTTTGATAGAAAAAATACAGAAGAAGGTTTAAACTGCCTAAGACATTATCGCTATGATGTAGATGAGCATGGAACTTTTAGTCAAAAGCCATTACATGACATCTATTCTCATGGTGCAGATGCTTGGCGCTACATAGGTTTGATGGTAAATGAGCCTAAGAAACGACAACCAGCTAAACAAAATTATGCTCCAGCAGGGAGTTGGATGGGATAGATATGGCAGATTATCAGGATCAAGATTCAAGCGAAGATACAAGAATCAATGATGCAAAGAAGTTTTTAAACCTTTGCAATGATGTTGATTCAAACAATAGAGCTGAGGCTTTAGACGATGTTCGCTTTTGCGCTGGAGATCAATGGCCTGTTGATGTTCAAAACAGCCGAGTGCTTGAATCTAGACCTTGTTTGACGATCAATAAGGTTGATGCCTATGTTCGTCAGATCTGCAACCAAATCCGTCAGCAAAGACCAAGGATTAAAGTCCAAGGCATGAATAATGAGGCTGATGCCAAATTAGCCGACATTTTAAGCGGTGTTTGCCGTCATATTGAATATCAATCCTCTGCTGATGTGGCTTACGATACAGCCTCTGAATATGCAGTTAAGATGGGTTGGGGTTACTTCCGAGTAATGACTGATTACATTAGCCCTGATTCATTTGAGCAAGAAATCTACATTAGACCGATTGATAATCCATTTA